GAGAGTATATATTATGAGTATGGAAAAATACACATTGAGAGCAGTAAGTATAACTCAAAACATATTAGAGTTACAAAAAGTAAATAGAGAACTTGTTACAGTTCGTAAAATTGTAACAGAGTTAGAACAAAGAAAAATGGAACTAATAAGTTTCTAAAGATTTAGAGCCACACATTTTTGACTAAAGATGGCAACTCTGTTCGTGACAGGATGCTAGGTGTAACTCACCCCTTACGGACTTTGGTTAGACAAATGTGGTGTGAGTGTAGCAGTTAAGTCCCTTTCATTTAAGAGATGAAATTCAACTGCATACTACAAGAATGGTGATGACGATTCGTGAGAAGTTCGCAGACCTAAAATTCTTGGTATCGAAGTACAAGTATACTCACGCAGGCTCTTTTATTTTTTATAGAAGGTATAGTATGACACAAAAATACGATAGATTTAATTTAGAAGCAGAAATCCTGAGCGTCTGGAATACGAAAGACGATTTGCAATCAATAACTAGTCGCATGATGGATGATCCAGATGGCCCAATGACAGAAGATGAACTTACGAATGTTTTGATTGGTCTAACCGAATTGCATGATATTAGGTGTAAGAAATTGTTTAATGTTTTTGAAGCGATGATTAGGGAGAGGAAATTTGATGGAATGGAAAAAATGTCTCCAGGCCTCGACATATGAGAACACAAGCATGGCGAAGACAACAGGAAGAGAAGAAGAAACGAAAAGTTGTTAAAGACCATGATAAATGGTGGTGGGGAGATGATTCTCCTCGAATGGTAGGTAAAAAAGCACATACACCAGCAATGTGTAGTTGTCATATGTGTGGCAATCCTCGTAAGTACTGGAAAGAGAAAACGATACAAGAAAGAAGAAATGATTATGAAATATGACAGATTTAATTTAGAAGAAGAAATTCAAAATGTTTGGCACACAAAAGATGACTTGAATGCTATAACAGAAAGACTTTATGATGATCCAGATGGCCCAATGACAGAAGATGAAATTTCAAATGTTCTAATTGGTCTGAGCGAATTACACGAAACAAGGATGAAAAAATTGTGGAGAGTTTTTGAGACTATGGTTCATCAAAAAAATAGTTTTTTGACAGAAAAAGTTACTATGGGTGATGTATTAGATAAAATAGTAGATGATGCTGAAAAGGAATAAATGTGGGCATCAATAATTCTTTTTACATTTTCGTTGAATGCACAAATAGACCAACACTTCAAGAGTAAAGAATTGTGCTGGGAGTTTTACGAAAAACATCCTCTACTCTACAGACAAATAGATGAAGCTTTCCCAAAAGATTATTATGTGAGATTATACAATAGTGATGAACACGGCCTCGTATGGATAACTTGTAATAAGTTGTCAGACCTGAGAGGAAACGACATTACTAGATTTCCAGTGAACGTACCACTACCAACTCCAAAATAAAATGTATAGACCGTTACCAGATTATGTGACAATAAGAGAATCACCCATTGAGGGCTTTGGTCTTTTTGCTACTAAAAAAATACCAGCTGGAACTTACATTGGTGTAACTCATTATACTAATGACAAGCACCCCGAAGGTATTGCACGGACACCACTTGGTGGATTTGGTAATCATTCAGATACACCAAACTGTTTTAAAATAAAATTGGAAACTGATAATTCTTGGATAGGTGCTATAAGAGATATAGAGCCGAACGAAGAGATAACTTGGAGATACACCCTTTACGAGATAGTATAATGGCTAAAAAAAAGACAGTAATACAACGTAAAAAGATTGCACCTGTAAAGAAGAAACGAGAACTTACTGATGAGGCGAAACAGAAATTGCGTGACCGCCTTGCTGCAATGAGAGCTAAAAAGAAACCTGCAGAGTATAAGAATATAGCAGAGTCTGTTTTGGCCCTTCCCGATGATGATAAGTATTCTTTCAAGAATGTCAAAGAGTGGATTCATCATTCAAAAGATTTGGTTTTAGAATACAACAAGACTGCTCGGAGTAGGGCGACTTCTTCACAAGAAGCACAGAAAGCATCTAATGCTGCTGACCACAAGAAGGTCTATATTAGAGATCTTGAACATTATCTAAAAACTGGTGATTGGATTAGTTACTTCTCAGGGCAAGATGAAAATCAGAAGGTTATTCCACGTTGTGTTGCGATGGCTTTTTATCCTGACGGAACTCCTAAGAGGTCAGAGGGCGTGTTCTATGATGATATTGATACAGTATGGACAAGAGATATGGATGAATCGGAGTTTGGATTGGAGAGAGATTCCACAAATTATGTTCCAAAGAAATCTGGAACGGTCGCCATAACTGACAAACCATTCGATTCATCATTATAAATTCTCTCTTGACAGATAAATAATTATATGGTATAATATAATTAACGATTAAAGTGATGATTGGGGTAATCGTAGGAACACGCTTTCTCTCCACATGCTAGATGATAAAAAGTAGTCTTTCAGCTAGTTTGTTTAAAACAGTGTTCATCTCATACTATGAAAACTGATAATCAAAGTGTCCAATCATCACTCAACTTCCTAGGAACATATGGAAAACGATTTATTAAAAAGACTCATCGCAATTATTGCAAGATTTGATCAAGGACTAACTGAAGCAAAAGGCGGAGAAGGTATAGACAAGCCCGCAATCAGAGAAGCCAAACTAATTTTAAGTTCTGACGATAATACTTCTTTTGTGTATGATCTAAATCATAATGATGCAGCAGAAGTTGTTGGCCAATTTTCCCTTTTCAAAAAAGGAGAAGATGACATTGTTACTCCGTTTCCTATTACAAGTTTTATTCAAGAAGGTAAGATTGAAGGTATAGATACAAAGGATATTTTATTAAATTAAACAAAAGGATATTATGACATTAAAAATTGATTTCGGTGAAAGTGATTTTGCTCCAGAAGAAACCCCCAAAGCAGCAGGTGGTACTGAACTTATGCAGAAGTGGTTATTTTCTCGTATTGACCCAGAGCTAAAGAATTACTTCCAGTGGGTCGCTTCTCGTAAAAGAAAGTTAGAAGACAAACCAAGATTGTTTTGGGCCCATGATCTTGCCCAAGATCCAGAAGTTGCATTTCTTAAAGAACACAAGAATATGTTAGACTTTGAAAAGATACTCTTTGTCAGTAATTGGCAACAGTATCAGTATGGAGTTTATCTTGGCGTTCCCTATGATCATGGTGTTGTTATTCAACACGCCATAGAACCCATTCCAGAACATGAAAAACCCAAAGACAAAATATCTTGTGTCTATATGAGCACACCTCATCGTGGCCTAGAGATTTTACTTGCTTCTTGGAAACATCTCAAAGAAAATAATAAATCTGAAGAAGTTCAATCCGCTGAACTGAATATCTTTTCCAGTTTTAAGATATATGACAGACCTCACATGGATGAGCAATATCGTCATGTATATAAACAGGCTCAAGATATGGATGGTGTCAATTATCATGGTTCAGTATCCAATGACCAGATTAGAGAAGAACTTACCAAGAATCACATCATGGCCTATCCATCGGTTTATATGGAAACTGCTTGTATTTCAGTAATGGAAGCTATGAGTGCAAAGTGTATGGTAGTGTGTCCTAATCTTGGTGCCCTTCCAGAGACTTGTGCAAACTTTGCTTGGATGTACGGATATGAGCCAGGGCCTGAGAAACATACTGCAGTGCATTCACACATTCTTGGAAAGGCTATTGAGTCGTACAGGAAAGATGAAACAGAAACTTTGTTGAGTTTACAGAAGACATATTTTGATACTTTTTATAATTGGGATATGCGAATGAATCAGTGGAATCAATTTCTTGAATCCATTAAAATGAGAATAGAAATGGGTAAAAATGATACTACTTGATTATAGTCAAACTGTCATAGGTAGCTTTATGGCCATGGGCAGAGGTAAACCAGTTGTGGAAGAAGATCTGTTAAGGCACACGATACTCAATTCAATCAGATTGTTTCGTAATCAATTTGCAAAAGATTATGGAGAAATGGTTATTTGTTGTGATGGTAAAGACAATTGGAGAAAGAAAGTATTTCCAGAGTACAAAGCAAATCGTAGAAAGAACAGAGAGAATGATCCTACAGATTGGAAAACTCTCTTTGAACTGTTGCATGAGATGAGGGAAGATTTGACTAAATACTTTCCATATAAAGTTATGCACGTAGATACTGCAGAGGCTGATGACATTATTGGTGTTCTCATTAACACGTTGGCGGAGGATGACAATCTTCCACCTACTCTAATATTGTCCAGTGATAAAGACTTTATTCAGTTACAAAAGCATAAAGAAGTTAAACAATGGTCACCACTTCAGAGAAAGTTTATAGTGGGTGATGCTGCAGAATCTTTGTATGATAAGACCATTAGAGGTGATACTGGTGATGGTGTTCCTAACATCCTTTCCTCGGATGATACTCTTATTACTGAAGGAAAACGCCAAACTCCTGTAACCAAGAAGAAGATGGAACTTTGGAGAGGTCAAAAACCAGAAGAATTCTGTAATGAGGCTATGCTCAGAAACTACCATAGAAACAAGACAATGGTTGATTTGGACGAGACTCCAAACTCAATTCGTATAAATATAGTTAATCAATATAAAAATCAAGAAGCTGGTAACAGAAGTCAGCTCTTGAATTACTTTGTTGATAACAGATTGAAAAACCTTATGGAAGTAATTGACGAGTTTTAATTATGACAACAACTAGTTTACCAACAGTCTTTAGCGAGATTGCAAAAGCATCTACCAAGAAACAAAAAAAGGAAGTATTATTAAAACATGATTGTTTTGCGCTTCAGCAGATCTTAAAAGCAGCATTCGATCCAAATATAAAATTTCTCTTACCGCCAGGTGCACCCCCCATAGCCAAATTTCAAGGAGACACCGATGAGCCGAATCCAACGTATCTACACTTTCATATTAGAAAGTTATATTTGTTCGTTGAAGGTCAATCTCCTGAAAGTTTGAGTAATATGAAAAGAGAAAAAGCATTTACAGATATTTTAGAAGGTATACATCCTTCTGAAGTAGAACTTCTTCTGCAAGTGAAGGATAAAAAACTAAAATGCAGAGGATTAACTTTCAACCTAGTAAAAGAAACTTTTCCTAATTTACTACCATAATTATATAATATGGCACAAACAATAAAAAGTTTAGAAGAGAGAATAGTCAATTTAACCAAAGTTTCTACAGACAATGTGCAAACAACTGTAGAGGCTGAAATACGGCAATTGAAAATGGAGAGTGGAATACCGTTACAAGCTACGGTTGTTCTTGCTAAGGAAGATAATTTTCAATTTACTATGGATT